AAGGACCGTAATAGTATAATAGATCTTTTTCTAGTGCTTCCTTACGATCAAGTTGTGATTGCCATCCCTGTAATACTTTTACAGTTGGGTCATCAGCATCATGAATTAATCTCTCCATGGTGCTGTAAACATACCAGAAGTTAGCAATGAGTTTGCGATAGTCTTCTGGATCAACAACTCCTCTAAGAAATCCTGCAACAAATTTTGTGTTCTCTGCTGCTGAGTGGGATACTTTGGTTGCTTCTTTTAGTTCTTTAGAAAATGTCATGAGTTCCATCCTAATGCTGTTGAACAGATAGGAAACTGTTCTTTAAATACTCTCTTGGCATCTAATGCAATGTCCATATGTTCTTTTTGTGTACCGTGTGCAGAACGTAGTTCTATGTAGTGAATCCAAGAACGTACACTTCCTGTCATGTAGATCTTGGTAGGAGTTGCTAGTGGGAGAACCATTCTCGCACACTCCTTTGCAACACCCTCACGGATGAGTTCATTGTATAAATCAATTCCCTCAGCGAAGTATGCTGCAATCTCTTTCTGAAGGAACGACGTTTGTTTTTCTGGAATATCATCTATACTATTCTGTCTATTTTTTAAATCCTGTCTGCGTAGATCTGGTACAGGTATTGCTCCAAGTAAATTAGTGTTAGCATATCTTTGACTAAACTCTTGAAATGTAAATGATCTGTGTCTTAAAACTTGAGCAGCAATAGCACGAGTAGTCTCTACTTCTAATGACATGTGTGCCTGTTCAAATACAGACCAGTGCTGATGCTTGATACAATAACCAAGTAGTCCAGAGACATTAGGATTTTCCTGATTCTTCGGGTTGCTTACTCTCGCTATGTAACCCATCGTCTCCTCTGCGTTGGGTGTCACGGTTATCAGTTTTACTGAATTCATTATTAAAACCTTTACTCCTCTGTAGTTTTTTTAATTTTAAATTATATTTTGCATTGTTAAGTTCCTTCTTCATGTAGTGTAATTCTACATCAGAATATAACTCTTGTTTCTTAAGTGCTAACTTTAATAGTTTGATCTGGTCTTTGAGTCTCATACTCCCTAAATGCTTCTTTGATTCCTGCTGTTGTGTCATGATTTAAAATCCAATCTGTACAAAATTCATAGATATCTTTTCCAAATCCAAATTCTTTTAATGACAACATAGCATCTCTTCTAAGACGCATCATATCATCTGAATAATTAGTCTGGGTATCCATCATCGTCATCCCTCCCTTGTGTGTAAGCGTGATTGTTTCCGTTGGTGCGATAAGCATCTACGTCAGAGTATACCTCAGATTCTAACACATCTAGTAAGGATTGCAAGCTCTTGACGATGTTTTTTAACTTCCCTCTATCCATATTTATATTGACAGTAACAATAGTATACCATAAAAAAAGAGGGGTCGCAACCCCTCTGGATTACACTATCATGTAATTAAGACTTTACTGCGACTCCTCTGTAGACGAGTTTTGCATCTGTCTTACTGTCCTTGTTTGGACGGTTGTTTGTGTCATACTTAACACCACGATAAGTAACTTGTGCCATCGGTTTTCTCCTAAAGTAGTTGGGATTGTAGCCCCGTTCCTTCAGTCTATCCGTCTCTTACGAGATGAACGCTGCGTTCCTAGACTTACTTGCGTCCAATTGACCATGCCTTGCAATTTTCTTCTGGTACTTTGGTATAGAAGTAATCAATAAGATACTCCTTAGCATCTTGGATGTGATTCTCATCACTGAGTATCTCAATCCTTGCTTGGTTCCATTCGTCACATGACATTTCCCAATGGGTAGCATCATGTTCAGCAAATAGAAGTACTAGTAGTGCTAGACTATGCATTTGGATGAACGTATGTTAGTATTCTAACACATATATTTAGAATTGTCAAACGGTAACAAGCATGACATTTCTAAACCTTAATCAATTCTTAATTTCCCGACAAATAAAACTTGTCTCCTCCTGCCTTGCAAACTCTCTTTACTGTAGCGTCGTAAATTGGTGGGTCTGCAAAAATTAATCCTCTTGTAAAATCAAATGCTTCTTTATATCTACGAAACTTAAACACATCATCGTAGGTACTTGCAGACACAAGAACTCCATCACTTCTTTGGTATCTCAATGTCTTCCATACAGTAGGTTCCTCTAACTTTCTGTAGAAGATTGCCCACATACCTGTTGGATATGACTTCTCTGATTCTGCAATCATTTTTTCTTTTTACCCTTGGGTTGTTGTTTTACTTCTTCTGGATTTCTCCATAATTTAGGAGCAACTTTACCATCAGATTGAACTATTGCTAGTACATTTTTATATTTGTCATAGTAATGATCAAATATTTCTGACATTTTATATGCCATGGTAAGATCCCACCTCGTTTCTTCCTTGTCACCTATCTTGTACTGAACAAGGTATGCATTATATGGTAGTGTAGAATTGTTATCCTTTTTAGGATCACAATTTTCTTTTAGAATGTTCAATGTGCTCATTAGCTACGGTTTCCCCATTCAATTGAAGGAAATGCTTCCTCCACACATGCTCTAGTAATCTTCCAACGCTTACCAATTAGTTTATCCTTCATAAGAGTCAGAACTTCTGCTTCTCCTTTATGTAGACCCTCTAACAACTGAATGAATAGAGTCTCTCTACGAGTTTGTGAGACACTTGCACCACCCTTAAAGAAAAGATATAGTTTACGATACTCTTGCACAAGTCTCGTGTGTTCAGTTTCTTCTGGTGCATCGTTTGGTTTGTAAGGAACTTCACCATCAGGGAGCATAGAGATTACACTCTCATCAAAGTTAGCGATCAAGACAGACCTCAAAGCAGGAGTATTATATTCCTGTAGTAATTTTATTTTCTGTGCTTTAGTTTTTGCGTTGCTTACTTTTTGTAGCACTTCATTTAGTAACAATTGCATAATTATTATTGTTCCGTGTTAATATTTATTAGTCTTCTAAATCCTCTATATCATCAGTAAATCTAACTGATAATAGTTCTTCGTTTAGAACGTATCCATTATGATCATACATCTCTGGATGCATAGCATTGTTTTCTTCAATCTCCTTTGCATATAGTTGATCATGTTTGACCTCATTCGCTGCCCAACCAAATAATATACCAACTGCGAAGAATACAAATGATATGGTTGCTGAGATATAAATCATTAAAGTTTCTGACATTGTTCAACTCCGAACTAAATTTTTTTCTTTTCCCACCTTAGTTCAAAGTTAAAATATACTTTTCTCTTAAGGAGGGTAAACACTTTGTTTATAAGTACACCCTTTCGGGTAGGTTCATCTGGTTCTGGTTTCGCCCTCCTTAACATGAGTTCCATACCTTTATTTATTTTAAGTTTTTCCATCAACCTTGTCGTGTTGATACTAAACCTTTCTTAAGAAATATTTTTGCAACGTCAACGAGTCCACCAACGAACTCACCATCTATTATAACAGCGGGAAACGCTTGCAGTTTATTTCCTACCTCATCTTTCAATTTGAGTTGTTCATCTAAAGTAAGTGAATTCCACTTGATCTCAGTGTATTCTACCTCTGCTCTCGCCATCAACTCTTTTGTTCTAACGCACCAAATACATCCTTCATTGGTATAGATTGTAATCTCCATGAGTTTTTATTTTTATGTATAAAAAAAGAGGGTCTCTTTTCAAGACCCTCAGTATAACATAATCTAAGATATGTGTCAACCAATAGATGGTGCAGTTAAAGCAACCTCTGTTGTATCTGCAGAAGCAAGATCAAGTGGGAAGTTGTGTGCATTTCTCTCATGCATAACTTCCATACCTAAGTTTGCTCTGTTTAGAACATCACCCCATGTAGGAATGATCTTTCCGTTAACATCTACAACTGATTGGTTAAAGTTAAATCCATTTAGGTTAAATGCCATTGTGCAAATACCCATAGAAGTTAACCATACACATACCACTGGGAATACAGCAAGGAAGAAGTGTAGAGAACGTGAGTTGTTGAATGATGCATACTGGAAGATTAATCTACCGAAGTATCCATGAGCAGCAACGATGTTGTATGTCTCTTCTTCTTGTCCGAATCTATAACCGTAGTTCTGTGACTCTTGCTCTGTTGTCTCTCTGATTAGAGAAGATGTAACAAGAGAACCATGCATAGCAGAGAATAATGCTCCACCGAACATTCCTGCTACTCCTGCCATGTGGAAAGGATGCATCAAGATGTTATGTTCTGCTTGGAATACAAACATGAAGTTGAATGTTCCAGAGATACCTAAAGGCATTCCGTCAGAGAAAGATCCCTGTCCGAATGGATACACTAGGAACACTGCGAATGCAGCAGATACTGGTGCTGAGTAAGCAACACAGATCCATGGTCTCATACCTAATCTGTATGATAGTTCCCACTGTCTACCCATGTATGCTGAGATACCAATAAGGAAGTGGAAGATTACTAACTGGTAAGGACCACCGTTGTACAACCACTCGTCTAGAGTTGCTGCTTCCCATATAGGGTAGAAGTGTAGTCCGATTGCGTTAGAACTAGGTACAACAGCACCAGAGATGATGTTGTTACCAAATAGAAGAGATCCTGCAACAGGTTCTCTGATCCCGTCAATATCAACGGGAGGTGCAGCGATGAATGCTACGATAAAACAAGCAGCAGCAGTTAGCAGACATGGAATCATTAAGACACCAAACCAACCAACATATAAGCGATTGTTAGTGGAAGTAACCCACTCACAAAACTCGTCCCATCCAGATAGCAGACCACCACGCTTGCGTGAAATAGTTGTCATTTGAAATAAGTGCGGTATATGAAGGGTAAAAAAGAGACGTAATTTATTCTCCCATAGGTCTCGGTTAACGGGAGCATGATTGAGTGAGGAAATCCTCACTGTTATATTATATATGAAGAAATGTTACCTTGTCAAGGGGGTAAGTGCATTACATTTCTTAATGATTGTCATAAGATATTCTTATTGAGTACTATTGCTCATCTGCCATGTACATCATGGTCAAAAATAATGCCATTGACACTACTGTGCCACTTAAACCCATGATTGTCCAGTCTACTACTGTCATTTTACATACCCTGCCAGAATGTATCACCTACAGGTTGTAGGTTTCTTGAGAGAAAATATAATCCTAAGTTACATACGAACCAGTTGATGTTGACAACCCATGTCTCTCTCCATAGGTACTTCCTGTTTGTCTGTACAATATACATGTGTCTCTCGTTCAGTGTTGAGTCAGGTGTGAGTGGTCTGACCTTCAAGTATTGTTCTAGTCCTAGTGCGATTACGAATCCAATAGCATATATGTAGAATACAAAGTTAAGTAATGCTGATGCTGATATTAGTAATGGAATCATTTTACCTCTTGTAATTTTTGTACTGCTGTTGATGCTTGTATTGCGGGTACATCATTTAGACCATTGACATCAAACCATGGTGCGTTTTCCCAATCAAATCCTTCACCAAATGTATTGTCTGCCTGTTGTACATACCAATGACATTGTGCGTCAGGTATATCTACTGCACATACTGCCCAGTCATCTGTCCACTGTGGAACCTGTACATATAATACAGGAACATCAGCATGGGCAAGTGCTGGAAATGCTAGAGACAATGATATTACAGATACAAATGCCCAGAAGAATGTGGGTATGTATCTGACGCTCATTGGTCTTTTGTATACTTCCATGACATCATGGTAAGATTGTGACATGTAATCGCTCATTAAATTAATCCTAGTGATCCTGCTGTGATCCCTACTGCTAAGAATAGAGAGAATTCCAGTAGGGCATGTGCACCCACTGGAATATCTAGCAACCTAGTTTGTAACTGTATCATTATGCTCCCTGATATACTGGGGTCATAACTCCACCTCCCTCATCATCATCGTCATCATCATCGTCCCATGGAAGATCACCAAGCATGATGATACTTGCCACAAACACACAGATGACTGGCATGAATGGGAATAGAAGTGTATTAACCCATGTGTTATAGTCTGCCTCTAATGGCATTATCCTAAACCTACTGCGTAAACTGGTAATCCAACTGTTGCTGTAAAACCTGTAACACATAAGAAAGTAATGAATGGTGCTATTTTTTTCATTTTATACGAAACCTGGTATAATTTGTCCTGTTGTTAGGTATGCTCCTAACCCTGCTACGATGCCGAGCATGGCAAGTCTGCCATTAAGTTTCTCAGCAACTATCTTTTGTTTTTCTATTGGTTTTGGGGTTGTCATTAGAAGATACCTGGTATGATATTTCCTGTTGTTGCGTAAGCACCTACTGCTGCTACGAAACCAAGCATTGCTGCCCAACCGTTAAATCTCTCTGCTTCTGGTGTCATGATAGTGTCCTCTTAAAAAATAATAGTGCGTTTAGTTTGTTAGATCGTAATCTTTAAAATCCTGCTAGACCAAAGAAGAAAAAGTTCCCTGTGGTAGCGTAGGATATCACTCCTGCTACTAGTCCAAGCATTGCAAGTCTGCCATTAAGCTTTTCTGCATTAGGTCCATATCCCTCATAGTTTTCTACAAGTTGTGGTCGCACCTCTGTTGGAAATGCATTTTGGCGTCCGCCACTCTCAGTTGTAACAGTCATGTGAAGTTTTGTAAAGAATTACTACAATACTATATAGCAAATGTTAAGTTTTGTCAAGCGGAAATCCAAAATTGATTTAAAAAACAGTATTTTCTGATACTTTTCGTTCTTCCTAAATAAATACAGAACTTATACCCATAGGGTGATATGAAAAAATTAATTCCCCTTGTCATGGTAGCAGGATTTAGTTCTCCTGCTTTTGCGGACATCACTCATAAGATGACGTCCTCGTTTCAGTTGACCACAAATGCAGCTGCAACACAGGTTGAGCGAATTGGATCAACATACACAGTCTCTGGATCTGGTGTGACCATGGATGTTGGTGGTGGTAACTCTGCTGATAATAATGTTGGTGGACTAGGTTCACTCTCATCAGGCGTTGGTCAGGGATCTATTGCTACAGCAACCCAGACAAGTGCAGGGGGTGCGTTCAGCTTTAGCCAGTCATTCATCCAAGGTG